CGAGGTTGCCGACCAGATTGCTGCCCTTCCCGCCGAAAAAGTTGCGCCGGTGTTGGAAGGAAAATGGATCGTACATTATACTACAGCCGGAAAACCGTACACAGAGTGTGCAAGTTGCCACACGGACTTCAGTTTTAAGACAGACAAGGGCACGGTTGCAAAACTGGATATGAGAGGTATGTTATACTGCCCACATTGTGGGGCGAAGATGGATGGAGGGAAAGACAATGGCTGACGAATATATCAGGCGCAATGATTTTATTCAGTACCTGGAGAAATGCAAAAAAGGCGCCGCTGTAACAAACCTTGTATGGGCTGCAATCATGGCGATCGAACGTGATGTAAGAGATATGCCAGCCGCCGACGTTGCGCCGGTGGCGCATGGAGCGTGGGTACATAGTCGGCACGATAATTGTTCTGAGCAGTCCGACGTTGTGAAGTGCTCCCGCTGCGGCCTCGAGGCGTATGCAATGGCGTACCATGTTCGTGATGGCAACTACTGCCCCAGATGCGGGGCGCGCATGGATGGAGGGAATGGCAATGGCTGAAGAATATATCCTGAGAAGCATTGCAATTGCGAAGCTGACAGCACTGGAAGTTACTGACCCATTCGCCACGATTGCCAATGCAAAGCGGGTGCTTGCGGATATGGCTGCTGCCGACGTTGCGAAGGTGGTGCATGGGAAGTGGGGTGACAATGGGATCGCGGGTTCGATGCTGGTGAAATGCTCTGTATGTGGCTTTGACTGCGGAGCAAACAGCTTTTCTTACTGCCCGAACTGCGGGGCGCGGATGCGGCGGGCGAAGCGGGAAGCGGAGAAGCTGATTCGCGAGAACCGGGAGCGGCTGATGACACCGAGCTGTGAGGAGGAACAATGAACACTGAAATCAAGAAGATCAAGGGATCATGGGAAGAGGTTGTAGACGATTGCCGGGCGACGGTTGGGAAACCGCCGCTCGGGCATGAGCCGAGCGAGGATTTCAAGCGCAGAATCCTGATTGCAGAGCATGGGCCGATCCGCACGATCTCGGTCAAGTGGATGTGGAACGGGATCAAGAGCTGGATTGCTACGCATTGGTCTAGGCACAAATGGGAGTGCTACATTTCAACCCAGAGAAGCGACCGCACGGGCATTTTGCGGGACAAGCTGACGCAGGATGCGCCAGTCAATTTCGTCGGTGAGGCGAACGTGCAGGCGCTCATCGACACGATGCGTAAGCGGTTGTGTAGTCAGGCTGCTCCGGAAACGCGGTGCTACGCCGAGGACTTTAAGGCAAAGCTTCACGAAATTCAGCCGGAGATTGCCGATGTGCTCGTCCCGAACTGTGTCTATCGATGTGGATGCCCGGAGCTTCATCCGTGCGGGATGTATGAATGGTGGCTGAAATTCCATCCTGAGATCGCAAGCACGAACATTCAGGAACGGTATGACAAGTACAACGAACTATTCCGGAAAGCGAGGGGCAAGGCATGACGTACATGGAGGCATGGAAGCTGGCGGCCCCGTATCTTCCAATCGATACAGACGAGCAGAGAGAGGCGTATCTGCTGATGTTCGGAGCGGTAAAGGCGATGAGCGAGAAGGAGGCGCGGAATGGAAAAGCTGGCAAAGCGAATCAGGAACAGCAACAAGCAGTATTTTGACGCCGGTGTGGACGCTGGGACGCAGAAAGCGTGTGATCTTCTTCTGGTGGCGGCCTATGAGTGCGGCTTTATCCGCACGCCGGAAAAGGCCAGGAAGCTGATGGAGACCTTGACGCAGCTGGAATCCGAGTACGGCGTCGCATGGCAGTGCAGGCCGGAATCCGACGAAGCGATTGCGAGAATCGACTATGTGCTGCAAAAGGTCTGCGGCGGGTACTTCCAGCCGTTTTTCGAGCGGAACGACCTGATAAAGGACTGGTGGGACAGATGATATGCAGCTGTGGCGGAAAATTTTACTCGCTGGAAGTCCGGCCTTACAAAAAGAACGGCATACTGCAACGGAGACGGTACGAATGCAGGAAATGCCACAAGGTGATCTCTGTTGCGGAGGTCGACGAGAAGGAATACAAGGAACTGAAGGAGAAAATCACGGAGCTGGAAATCAAGCTCTATGCGGTCAGAAAGGCGGTTATGGAATGATCGAGGGAACGAAAGACGACAACGGGAAACTGAAGCTCTCCAGTGTGCCGCCGGAACTCATTGAGGCAGTGGCCAGAGTACGGGATTTCGGGGACAGGAAATACACAGACCCTGAGAACTGGAAGCACATTGCCCCGGAACGGTGGCACGAGGCGCTGCTTCGCCATGTGCTGGCGATTTGGAATGATCCGATGCACATTGATGAGGAATCTGGCCTGCCGTCTCTGTGGCATGTAGCGTGCAATGCGGCGTTTTTGTGTGCACAGGATAACGAGGTGAATCCGTACACGTTTTGCAAGGCGATACCTTTTGCGGCAATCATCGACGGATAGAGGATGGTGACAGTGATGAAGAACTGTAATAGCTGTGAATTCTGCATCGCGTGGTGGTGCGATCTCTATGAACGGTTTCTGAATTCGGATGAGAACGGGCCGCTGCCGTGCGAGGAATGTTTGAAGAGCGGAGGGGAGATAACTTGATTATCGATATTCTAAATATCTTGGTGTTGATTGAGTGGGCGGCGCTTGGAATCGCGGTTTACATCAAGGCAAAGGGCCTGCACATAAGAGCACAACGAATGCTTGATTCGCTTGATGATGATGCGGAGGAAGTCGATGGAGCAGCAACAAATTAACACGGTATTCCCTGTGAGGCTTAAAAGGCTGCGGGAGAGGCGCCGAATCTCACGAAAGGTACTAAGCGAGTGCTGCGGGATGTCCAAAAACGTCATAAGCCAGTACGAACGCGGAGACCGCGAACCGACAGCCTCATCCCTCGCGCAGATCGCGGATTTTTTTGAAGTGTCAACGGACTACCTTTTGGGGCGGCAAAATTTCCTTTAACCCACTATTGTGGGCATTTTGAGAAGAATATATGCGATAATGTAACCGTAGGGGCTTGACGACCCCCTACGGTTTCTTCCTTCACCGGCTACGCAGCGGAATCTGCGGAACCTCCTTTTTGTATTTGGTGTGCTTTATGCGGGATATTTGGAGTTTGGCGGGTAGCTCCAAGGAGAAGGAAGAGGAAGGAGAAACAATGAACGTACAAAACAGGAAATTATCTGAACTCACCCCATATCCGGGGAACGCGAAAAAGCACGACAAAAAGCAAATCGCCAATGTAGCCGAGAGCATCCGGCAGTATGGCTTTGTGCAGCCGATCGTGGTAGACCGCGACGATGTGATTATCATCGGCCACTGCCGCGCGCTGGCTGCAAAAAAGCTCGGCATGGACGAGGTGCCGTGTGTCAGTATGGACGATTTGACGCCGGAACAAGTGAACGCCCTCCGGCTGGTGGACAATAAGAGCAACGAAAGCGACTGGGACTTTGACCTTCTGGCTGATGAGCTGCCCGGTCTTGACCTGTCGGCGTTCGACTTCGACTGGGGACTACCAGAAGACCAAGCGGAATATGTTGTTGAGGACGAAGCACCGGAAGTTGACGAAGAATCGGAGCCAATTACCAAGATGGGTGATATTTGGCAGTTGGGCAGACATAGGCTGATGTGTGGAAGTTCTCTTACACAGGCTGATATTGATAAATTGCTTGATGGGGCTAAATGCGAATTGACATTTACCGATCCTCCGTATCAGTTGGAAACACAGGGTGGCGGAATACTCAAAAAGGCAAACAGCATGAAACAAATCAAGCAAAATGGAGTTGATACATTTGACCCGTCCATGCTTATCCTTCAAAGCGAAACAAATATTTATTGCCATAACAAGCCTTTAATCAAGAAATACATCGAACTTGCAGAAACAAACAATCAGCCCTATGACTTGTGTTTTTACAAGAAACTTTGCACCGTGCCTAATTACAAAGGGCACATGATGACAGACTGCGAATATATTGCAATCATTGGAAAGCAAGACCCAAATAAGGGATTGCCGAAAGAAACATACTCAAAGTGTTATATTGGCAAGAAAGACAACGATAACGAGTTGAGTTATTCAAAGCCCGTGGAACTATGTGCAAAGTATATTCAGCTTTATGGGAAAAATAACATTTTGGATTTGTTCGGAGGTAGCGGGTCGACCCTTATCGCTTGTGAACAGTTAGATCGCAGCTGCTACATGATGGAACTCGACCCGCGATATTGCGACGTCATCATCAAACGGTGGGAGAAATTCACAGGAGAAAAGGCGGTGCTTCTGCATGACGATTGAAGAAGCGCAGGCGATCATTGATAAGACAAACAGCCCGTACTTAAAGCGGGACATGGAGAAATTCATCAAACGCCAGCGAAGGAAGGAGGGCGTATATGGCAAGGCCGAAAAAGGAGATAGATCAAAAGCAGTTCGAGAATCTATGCGGCCTGCAATGCACGCTTGAGGAAATCTGCGGCTGGTTCGGTGTAGCAGATAAAACGCTTGAGGCATGGTGCAAACGTACATATGGTGCTGGTTTTTACGAAGTTTTCAAACAAAAGCGTGGAGCCGGGAAAATATCGCTCAGAAGAAGCCAGTGGAGACTGGCGGAGAAAAATGCAAACATGGCAATCTGGCTCGGGAAGCAGTATCTCGGCCAGAAGGACAACCCAGAGGAATCGGTCGATATGGAGGACACTGCCGCGTATTTGGCGGAGGCGGGCATCAAATGATTACGCAGACGCTTCATCCGGCGTTCGGCGAGAAGCATAAGGCATATATCGCGGCGGCGACGCGGGCGACGATTTCCGTAGCGGAGGGCGCTGTCCGTGCCGGTAAGACCATCGACAACATTGCGGCATTTGCCTATTTGATCGAGAAAGGGACGCCTGACCGCATCCACCTTGCGACAGGTTCCACAGCGGCAAACGCGAAATTGAATATCGGGGACGCGAACGGCTACGGATTGGAGTATCTTTTCCGTGGCCGCTGCCGGTGGACGAAGTATAAGGGCAATGAAGCACTGGTTATCCGCTCACATAAGCGGGATTACGTCGTGATATTCGCGGGCGGTGCGAAAGCGGACAGCTTCAAGAAGATTCGCGGCAACTCCTATGGGATGTGGATTGCAACCGAGATCAACCTTCACCATGAGGATACAATCAAGGAAGCGTTCAACCGGCAGCTCGCGGCGCGGGTTCGGCGGGTGTTTTGGGATTTGAACCCATCGGCACCAGGCCACTGGATATATGAGCACTACATCGACAAATTCCCGGAGAGCATGGGCGTGCGGTACAACTACCAGCATTTCACCATCCGGGACAATGCGACGATCACGCCGCAGCGGTTGGCGGAGATCGAAGCGCAGTACGACACGGGCAGTATTTGGTATCGCCGGGACATCCTCGGTGAGCGGTGCATTGCGGAGGGTTTGATCTATCCCATGTTCGGAGAGCAGTGTATCACGGACGAGGAACCGGACAGCGGCGAGTGGTACATCTCCATCGACTACGGCACCATGAATCCCTTCTCGGCTGGCCTGTGGCGTGTTGGGAATGGTCGTGCCGTCCGTGTGAATGAGGTCTATTACAACGGTCGCGAGCTGAAAAAGCAGAAAACGGACGAGGAATATTGTGATATGGTGGCGGCGCTGGCGGGCGCACGCGCCATTTCTGCGGTGATTGTTGACCCGTCTGCGGCATCGTTTATCGCGGCGCTACGGCGGCGCAGCGGGTTCAAGGTGCGGCAAGCGAACAACGATGTTGCAAACGGAATCCGCTGTGTGGCTGATTATCTGCTCGACGGGAAAATCAAAATCCATCGTCGGTGTGCCGCTACAATCCGAGAGTTCGGTCTATACCGCTGGGACGAGAAGCAGGACAACGACAAACCCGTCAAAGAGAACGACCACGCGATGGACGAAACACGCTATTTTGCCATGACGGTTCTGCGGCGGGCGTTTAAGCCGCATGAATGGATTCCAGATTTGGCGTTATGAGGTGAGAAATGAAAACATATCAGGATTTTTTAGAGATCTCCGAAAAGGGCGAACAGTCGCGGATGGATTTTGTGATATCTGCGATTGATTCGTACAAAGCAACGGACTTGTATAAGACGGCACTGACAGCTCGGGAATATGATGAGCACAGAAACGTGACAATCATGAACTATCAGAAGCTCCTTTATACGCTGTCCGGGCAGGCGATACCGGACAATTATTCCGCAAACTATAAGCTCCGCAGCAATTTCTTTTCGGCGTTTGTCACGCAGGAGACGCAATATTTGCTCGGGAATGGAGTAACCCTGAAAGATGCAAGTCACAAGGAACAGCTCGGGCCAACGTTTGACAATCGACTTCAGGACATCGGGCACGATTCGATTGTTGCTGGCGTGGCCTATGGCTTTTGGAATCTCGACCACCTTGAAACGTTTACAGCGCTCGAGTTTGTGCCGCTGCTCGACGAGGAAACCGGCGCTTTACGCGCGGGAATCCGATGGTGGCAGGTGTCCAGTGATAAACCGCTCCGGGCGACGCTGTTTGAAGTCGATGGATTCACGCAGTATATCCGCCGGAAGGGGAAGCAGATGGAAGTGCTCAAGCCGAAGCGCGGCTATGTGGCGGTTGTGGCGTCCTCGGTGGTCGATGGGACGGAGATTATGGAATACCGAAACTATCCCGGATTCCCGGTCATACCGATGTATGCGAATCGCGCGAAACAGTCTGAGCTTGTCGGAATGCGGGAGAAAATCGACTGCTACGACCTCATTTCCTCCGGGTTTGCAAACACCGTGGATGAAGCGTCTATTATTTATTGGACGATCTCCAATGCTGGCGGCATGGATGAAATCGATATGGCGAAGTTTAAGGATTCCATGCGCAAGCTCGGCGTTGCGATTGTCGATGACGAGGGGGCAAAGGTTGACGCCCACACGCTGACAGTTCCGGTCGACGCGCGAGAATCACTTCTGAATCGCCTGAATGACGATCTGTACCGCGACGCGCAAATGCTCGATGTGAAATCGCTTCAGGGCGGACAAAAAACAGCGACGGAGATTCGCGCGGCATATCAGCCGATGGACAATAAGGTTGACCAGTTTGAATATTGCGTGCGGGACTTCCTGCACCTACTCTTTGAGATCGTCGGAATTGATGATGAGCCGTCCTTCGTCCGGTCGAAGATCGTCAACCAGCTCGAGGAAACACAGATGGTTCTCATGGCGGCGGCATATTTGGACGATGAAACCATTCTGAACAAGCTGCCGTGGCTGACGCCGGAGGAGGTTGAGCAGATCATGCAGCGAAGAGAAAACGCGGATATTTCCAGAGAAGACTTTGATGACGGAGGTGGCAACGATGAAATCCAAGATCAGGAATGATTTGGCCGTGACTGTCGATGGTGTCGATCTCACAACGATTTCGAAACCAGAGTTCTATGTCCGTCAGGCAAATAAGTTTTTTCAGTACACCCCTGAAATTGTTGATGAAAAAACGATGGTTGTCCGCATCCCGTTTGAGGATGCAATGCAGCTGATACCGAAGAAAATTGTGAATGGACTGAAATCTCCGCCGTGCATGGTACAATTCGCATTTACAAGGGAAAATGGCACACCGGACTATTCAGAAAAACTTGAGGTTGACGTGGAAGACCTCCTGAAAACGGAGGGGTACCAATGATCAGACTGAAAGTGAAAGGTGAACCGGTAAGGTTAAAAGTCGAACAGGCTAAAACGGTTCCGGTATCAGGCGGCGGAAACGTCTCATCCGCGCAGATCAACACCATTGTAGTCCTCGACCGGGCGGAATATGACGCGCTGGCCGTCAAGGACGCGAAGACACTGTATCTGATTCGGGGGTGACGGAATGATCGCAGTCGGAGAAGAACAGCTAAAGGAGTTGTTTGTCGGTGAGATGGGCATTAAGAATGCCTGCATCGGCGAAGAACCCATTTATACCCGCCCGGGCGGATATTTATACATCGAACTGAGCGAAAAGAAAGGGGCATAACCTATGGCAAGTTTTTTCAATCTAATTCTTGATACGCTTGCACCGTCTGGGTTGACACTGAAGCTCAACAGCGGCGCGACGTATGCAACCAGCAACACCGTCACCGCAACGATCACGCTGACGGATGAAACCAAGACCGGCTACCAAATGAAGCTCTGGGGCATCAAGGCAGCGGCAACGGAAGAGGACGCATCGTGGGAGACCTTCGCGGCCAGCAAGTCTATCGTTCTGACGGAAGGCGATGGCCTGAAAACCGTACATATCAAGGTGCGGGATGACGTCGGCAACGAAACGGCTGCAGTCACAGCTTCTATCACGGTCAACACAGCAGTTCCGGTGGTCACGATCACTGGCCCAGACAAGACCAGGATCTCCAAAGTCTCCGGCTTCGACACCTGCGCATTCTCCTTCACATCCGATGTGGACTTCGAGGAGTACACTGTGCGTGTCGTGCCGAGCACCAGCAGCCTCCACGACGCCGGTACACAGATTCCCACCACTGGCGGTTCCAGCAACACCAGCGGCAGCAAGGGCGGCTACAAGAAGGCCACGGCGATCAATGTCACCATCAAGGGCGCCGACCTTGCGACGGCCTCCTCCGGCGACGGCACGAAGATCATCAAGGTCTTTGTGAAGAACGCTGCCGGGACTTGGAGCGTGGCATAATGGCCGCGCCGGGACTGACGTTCACCATCACGGGGAATAAGATTTCGGCAGTCTCCGGGTACGATTCCATCACCGTTAAATTCTCGTCGGACATCGCATATCAGGCATTCGAGTGCCGCGCGACGAAAACCGGCGAGGACTGGGGGCGAGGGAAAGGGGCGCTCATTGCGTCCTTTTCCCAGACCCCTGCGGGGGCGGAGCGAACCTTTGAGGTCTACGACGATTTTCTCCTGAGCGGTGATGGAGAATACAGAATTTCTCTATACGCACAGGGAGCGGACGGAAGCTGGAATGATAACTATGGTTTTGTTCCGTCCGGCACGACCAAGACCATGCTGACGGCAGACGGCAAGGAATTTCTCTGCATGAAGGAGTGATTTTATGGCAGACCAATACAACAGTGCGCACACTGGCGCAGATATCGATCAGGCGGTGTCTGATGTCCAGAACAACAAGGCCGCATGGAGCAGTAAACCGCAACCCTCCAACACCACCCCGAAGGCACCTGGTACGGCATCGGCTGGTACCTCTGCGGCTTATGCCAGAGGGGATCATAGTCACCCGAAGCAGGTGGTGACAAAGTCGGATGTTGGTCTTGGCAACGTAGACAACGTATCGATCAACAGCCGTTTGAACCGCACGACGAATGTCAATGCGTCTGACAGCAACTACACGACGTACATGGCGCGGGGCGAGGCTTTATTTTCGACGGAAACTACCCCAACAATCAACGGGTGTATTGCGTGGCAATACGGATAAGGCGGTGATTCTATGGGACAAAAGGTAGAAGTCGGCGGAACTGTATATTATCTCAAGGCGGGGAAATGTCTTGTCGGCGGCACGGCATACACTTTAAAGAAGGGGCGGACGCTGATTGGCGGGACAGGGTATGATATTTCGCTTGTCAGCGGGACGCCAATTTCGGAGATTCCCGTCGGAAACACTGTGAAAATCGCAGTAAATGGTACGTTGCGAGATTTCTTGATTGTGCATCAAGGATTGCCAAGTTCTATGTATGACGACTCTTGCAATGGTGCATGGCTGCTGATGAAGGATGTTTATGAGAACCGTCAGTGGAATAGTGCCAGCATCAACAATTACAAAACATCGACTATCCACAGTTATCTGAACAGTTCATTTTTGAACTTGTTCGACAGCAATATCAAAGATACTATTACACAGGTAAAAATTCCGTATGTTAATGGAACGGGAGGCTCTGCGGTCGCGTCTGGAGTAAACGGCTTATCCGCTAAGATCTTCCTGCTGTCGGGCTACGAAGTAGGCTTAACGACCAGCGACAACTCCTGCTTCCCGGTAGACGGTGCGAAGCTGTCCTACTTCGAGGCCGGAACCGGTTCGTCTGCGCTGAACAAGCGCATTGCGTACCTGAACGGCTCAGCCGCCCGCTGGTGGCTCCGCTCCCCGTACACCGACGGCACCGACTATGTGTGGCTCGTCTACTACAATGGCTTCTACAACGGCAACCTCGCATCCGACTCGTATGGCATCCGCCCTGCTTTGATTCTTCCGTCTGATACGCCAGTTTCTGATGATGGAACGATTGCGACATAATAAATTGAAGGAGATGAACAAATGAGCACATCCGTTATTATTCATGAAGTAGAATACCCTGCTGAGATCAGTGGGGTATTGCAGAATCCAAAATGGGACAGGCGCGACACGAAGGCTATCACGCTGGAAATGACGCATGATCAGGCGGTGAGCCTGTTTGTGGACGGCCTCGCGTGGAGTATTAAACAGGTCGACACCTACCCAGTTCTTGATGACAAGGGTCAACCTACGGGCGAAACGAAAACCGAGACGCAGACCTTTGACAACTCGGATTATTCGGTCGCCGGGAGCATCACAGATAACCGCGATGGCACAGTGACGTGCATGATGGGCAAGCCGACAGAGACAGAAACGCTACGAGCGGAGAAGGCAGACGCGGAACTGGCGGCGAAAATTTTACTTGGGGAGGCGGAATGATGACCTACACAGAAAGAGCTAGAGCACTACGTCCATATATTGAAAAAGCGGCCGTGAGTCTAGCTGATGAAGATGCGCTGCAAGCAGTGGAGCTGTTTCCACAATGGGTGACAGGCCATGCTTATGCGGTCGATGAGCGGCTGCAATATAATGGCGTATTATATCACGTGGTTCAGGCGCATACCTCACAGGCAGACTGGACACCGGATATTACACCGGCGCTGTTTGTAGTCGTTTCACTGGATGAATGGCCGGAATTTGTACAACCTACTGGTGCGCATGATGCCTACAAAAAGGGCGACAAGATCACCTTCAACGGCAAGCACTATATCAGCCTGATTGACGCGAACGTGTATTCACCCACAGCATATCCGGCTGGTTGGAAAGAACAGGCATAAAAAATCGCCATTCGGCGAAAATTGACAATGGAGGCGTGCGGTGGACTACGGGCATAAAATGACGGACAAAGAGCTTCAGAAGCTCGAAAAAAAAATTTCAGCTGCTTACCGTGCCGCACAGCGCGAACTTGATAAAACCATCAAGGAATATTTCGAACAATTCCGTCTGCGGGACGAAGCAGAGAAAAAACGTGTTGAGGCTGGAGAGGTTACGCAGCAGGAATACACACAATGGAGGCTGGCACAAATAGGGCGCGGAAAACGATTTTCGGCACTTCGCGATAAATGTGCCGAGAGAATCACGAAAGCACATGAGATCGCCGTTGCGTATGTCAACGATGCGACACCGGGCATCTATTCGCTGAACCGGAATTATTCGGCGTATCAGATCGAGCAGACAGGCGCGAACGTGGATTTTACCTTGTGGGATGAAGCCACGGTGCGTCGGCTCCTTATCGAGAATCCAGAACTTATGCCATACTACCCACCAAAACGGGCCGTAAAGCGCGGCATTGATCTTGCGTATGGGCGCAGGCAGATCACGGCCAGCGTGACAAGTTCCATCCTGCAAGGAAAGAGCATCGGCGGGATCGCGGACGATCTCCAATCCAGAATCTATACAATGGATAGAGAATCTGCGATCAGAACGGCAAGAACAGCTGTAACTGGTGCGCAGAATGCGGGGCGTCAGGATGCGTGCGAGGCCGCACACAAAATGGGGATCGAAATAAAGAAGCAGTGGGTCGCCACGCTTGACGGAAGAACGCGCCGTTCGCATGCGCATCTCGACGGAGAGACGGTTGACTATGATGATGTTTTTTCAAATGGTTGTCGCTTCCCCGGTGACCCGCGCGGAAAGCCTGCAGAGGTTTATAATTGCCGTTGCCGTATGATCCAGCTTGTGAACGGCGTAGATTTCCGCGCAAAACGTCGCATCCGGGACGAAAATGGTCGAAATGTCGTCGTGGATAATATCACATACAAGGAATGGGAGCGGATGAAGAAAAATGGAAGCGGACAGTCTGCAAATCGAAATCGATGATCATAGCGAAGAAGTTCGACAGGGAATTTCAGAAGCTCTGCTCCGCGCACTTGAAACATGCGGGATTCAGTGCGAATCATACGCCGCGATGCTCTGCCCGGTTGATACTGGTGCGCTCCGCAACAGCATAACGCATCAGGTGTACCCATCTGAAAAGGCTGTTCACGTCGGAACACCGCTTGAATATGGCGCTTACGTTGAACTTGGAACGGGCATCTATTATGATGGAGGCAGGCAAACACCGTGGGTGTATCAGGATGCAAAAGGAAATTGGCATTATACGCGCGGCAATAAAGCACAACCGTTTCTGAAGCCTGCACTGAATGACCACGCGGATGAGTATAGGGAAATCATTAAAAATGCGCTTGAAAATGCGTAATATCAGAAAAAGTTTCCGCACACCCACTATTGTGGGCGTTGCGGACTTTTTTTGCCTTAAAATTATAGGAGCAACAGGTAAACACCGCGAAGCACTGCGGTTTTATACAACAGTCGTGCCGAGGAACCGGCACCGAAGAAAAGGAGACTGAACAATGGCAATTTGGAAGGACGTCGTTGGGTATGAGGGAATATACCAAGTAAGCGACGACGGGCGCGTCAAGTCTCTTCCGCGCGAAAAGCATAATGGCAGAGGTATTTATCAAACAAAGGAAAGGATATTGCGACCCGGAAAACGTGGGAAAGGCGGCTTGTTGTATCAATTCGTTTTGTTGTCGGATGGCAAAACAATTTTACATCACTCGGTTCATCGACTTGTTGCTGAAGCATTTTTAGAAAATCCAGAAATGCTTCCAGAGGTTAACCACAAAGATCAGGATGTGTTGAATAATTGTGCGAACAATTTAGAGTGGTGCACACGGAAATACAACATCAATTATAGCAAGGCGAAACGGGTTTCCCAATACACCCTTTGCGGCGAAAAGCTCGCCGAATATCAAAGCGTTGTGTTTGCGTCAAAAATCACCGGAATTAGCAGAACGGCGATAAATAACAATTTGAAAAATTGGAGCAAGACCGCCGGAGGCTATATCTGGAAATATGAAGAGGAGGAATGACTTATCGCATTGACAAGAAAATTGCTGAAGGGCATGGGGCTGACGGAGGAACAGATGGACACCATCATTGAGGCACACTCCGACACAGTCGATGGCCTGAAAGGCGAGCTGTCGAAGTACAAGGCGGACGCCGAAAAGCTCCCCGGCGTGCAAAAGGAGCTGGAAGACCTGAAAGCCAAAGGCGATGACGGCTGGAAGGACAAGCACGACAAAGTCAAAAGGGAATTTGACGAGTACAAGGAAGAGCAGACGAAAAAGGAAACCAGAAGCGCGAAGGAAGCCGCTTATCGTGACCTTTTGAAGGCTGCCGGTATCAGCGACAAACGTCTCGACGCGGTTATGCGCGTTACTGATCTGGACACGGTCGAACTGGAAGACGGGAAAATCAAAGGCGCTGATACGCTGAAATCGTCCATCGAGAAAGAATGGGCCGATTTTATTGTAAAGACTGACCAGAAAGGCGCGGACACCAAAAACCCGCTGAATAATGTCGGGGGCGAGACGATGACCAGAGCGGAAATTGCGGCGCTGCCGGATAGAGAGGCACGCAGAGAAGCTCGTCTCAAGCTCCTGCAAAACGAACAGTAAAGGAGACTATATATGGCTGAAACTAATCTCATCAAGAAAAATGATCTCGCGCGTGAGCGCGAAATGGAATTTGTCGATCAGTTCGGCTATTCCATTAAGAAGCTCGTCGAGGCGCTCGGCGTGACCAGAAAGATCGCGAAACAGGCTGGCACTGTGCTGAAAGCCTATAAGGCAACCGGTACGCTCGAAAGCGGCATCGTTGGCGAGGGAGAAACTATTCCGCTCTCCCATTACAAGGTTGAGCCTGTGAACTATGCGGAGATCACCCTCAAAAAGTGGCGCAAAGCTACGTCTGCGGAGGCGATCACAGACCGTGGTTATGATCAGGCCGTCGAAATGACTACCACCGAAATGCTCCGCGATGTGCAGCGCAGCATCCGCAAGAGCTTCTTCGATTTCCTTGCGACCGGCACTGGCGCCGTGTCCGGCAAGGACTTTCAGAGCGTGCTTGCACAGGCGTGGGGCAACCTTCAGGTTCTCTTTGAGGATGACGAGATCGGCGCGGTCTACTTCCTCAATCCGCTGGATGTTGCTGACTATCTGGCGAGTGCGAACATCACGCTGCAGACTGCGTTCGGCATGACCTACGTCGAGAATTTCCTCGGCCTCGGTACTGTGATCCTCAATTCCAGTGTTCCGAAGGGCAAGATTTACGCCACCGCGAAGGACAACATCGTCCTCTACTACATCCCGGTCAATGGTGCCGACCTCAACGAAGCGTTTGCGTTTACTTCCGACGCGACCGGATATATCGGTATCCATGAGCAGCCGGACTATACCAACATGACCGCCTCTGACACGGTAGTCAATGGTATGGTGCTGTTTGCAGAGCGCCTTGATGGTGTTGTTGTCGGCTCGATCGACAACGGTACACTTGGTGCGCTGACCGTGACGTCCGCAGCTGGCACCGCTACCGGCGACACGAAGCTGACTGTTTCCCCGGCGAAGGCCGCAAAGGGCAACAAGTACAAGTATAAGTCGGCGGAAACCACGGCTCCAATCGTTGTATACGGAGAGAACGTGCAGAGCTGGAATGACTGGGATGGCAAGTCTGATCTCACTATCACGAGCGGCCACAAGGTCACTGTTGTTGAGTGCGATGGCAACTTCCACGCGCTGAAATCCGGCAACGCAACCGTTACCGTAAAGTAATTTAGGAGGGGCGCAATGCTGACAGAATTATGCGGACATTTGAGGAATTGGTTTGACCGTGAACGGTATGCCGGAACCTTCACCGTAGAAAATGGCAGTATTGCGCTTCCTTTTCTTCGGGAAGGACAGTATTTTAGGATTCTTGGCTCGACGTACAACGACGGTGTGCATCAATACCCAGCCTATGGGTTAACGGACGAGGCGTTTGACGGCGCTGTGTGGGCACTTGCAATACCGCCGTCCGTCTTGGCCCTTGACGCAGAAATCGAGGCATGGCAGGACAAGAACGGCGACACAGTAGCGTCACCGTATAGCTCGGAATCGTTCGGCGGGTATTCTTACTCACGGGCGACGGATGAGAAAACTGGCGGCGCAGTGACGTGGCAGAGCGCGTTCCGCAGCAGATTGAATCAGTGGAGGAAATTATGAGCCTTTTGAAAGACTTCGCCCGCCCTTGCGTGCTCATGGAGAAACACAGGGAGCCGGACGGTGCTGGTGGATATGTTACCACATGGACGGAAGGCGCGGCGTTTTCGAACTATCAAGCGCTGGACACGTCCATGCAGGCCCGTCGTGCAGAGAAAGAGGGCGTTACAAGCGTCTACTCGGCGCTCGTTGACAAGGCTGTGCCGATTGAGTACGGTGACTATTTCCGGGACACAGAAACCGGTACGACGTACAGAGTGACGTCAAACCCGGAGGAAAAGCAAGCGCCGCGATCCGCGAGTTTCTCCCTGAAATATTTTACGGCGGAAAGGAAAGAGTTACCGGCATGACGAAAGATAAAGCATTACACGCATGGTTCGGCCAGTTTCTCCCCGCCTATCCGGCGTCCTCCGTGCCGGGGGACGCCGTTTTTCCGTGGTTGACCTATGATCTTATTCTCGGAGCGTGGGACAGCGGAGAAGCATCAATCACGGTAAACCTCTGGTATTACACCGAGAGCGAAGCAACCCCAAATGCAAAGGCACAGGAGATTGCAGACGCTATTGGAATGGGAGGCGTTTTTGTTTCTTGCGACGAGGGCGCGATTTGGCTGAAACGCGGCACTCCGTGGTGTCAGGCGATTAAAGACGATTCTGAACCAAACGTCAAACGGCGGTATCTCAATATCACCGCCGAATTTATCACACCCAACTGAAAGGACTGATTTTATATGGCAAAGTTTACGAAGATCCCCGCCGATACGTTCAAACAGCTTCAGATCAATGCGGGCATCATTCTAAAAGATTTCACCCCGGCTTCTGGCACATTCAAAGCCGCTGACCAGCTCGGCGCAACGACAGGCGGCGTTACCTTCTCGGCGACACCGACGTTTTCTGACTATGGCGGCGACGTTGACAATTGCCCCAAGAATATGAAGGAACTGAAGCGCCAGGAATCCATTGAGGCGAAGGCCAGCGGCACGTTTGTCACCATGTCCACCGCCGTTGCGAAGTCTCTGATTGCTACGGCGGACATTGACGCACAGGATTCTACGAAGATCGTTCCGCGCCTTGATTTGGCCGATTCTGATTTCGATGATCTTTGGATCGTCGGTGACTATTCTGACAAAAACGGAGAGCAGAAGGGCGGCTTCATCGCAATCCACATGATGAACGCACTCTCTACCGGCGGATTCCAGATGAAAACCAGCGACAAGGCAAAGGGCCAGTTTGCGTTTGAGTACACAGCACACTTCGCAATGGCGGAGCAGACCAAAGTCCCGTATGAAATCTACATCAAGGCTGGCGAGGCGGACGCATAAGGAGGAAACATGAAACTTTCTGCACTGAGTACGGATCGCGCGGCGGATGTGCTGTGCGAGATTTCCGTTTTCCTGCTCAATATCACGAGCGACGAGGATGTCATCACATCCCTGAAACTCAACACAAAGGAAGCGAAAACCGTTGCAGAGAAATATGCAATGGCGGCAAATCGCGTCAGCCAGTGGGTGCCGATGCTTCTGAAAAACCATAGAGAAGACGTGTTCGGCATCCTTGCAGTTTTGAACGAAAAAAATGTCGATGACATCCGGGAGCAGAAGATCGTGGAGACGCTGCGGCAAATCCGGGAGATCGCGCAGGACAAGGAACTCATTGATTTTTTCTCATCGTGCGTATCGGAGGGGAAAGAGTAACACTCTCCCTTCTGGATGCGCCGAAAATTTCAGCGCCCGCACTCATTCGACTCCTGCCCGTTTTGATTCGGCAGCGGAGGGAAAAGTGGTTGTTTGATGATTATATGTCACGCTGTGCCAGAGTTTTAACAGAGAACACTGCAAAACTTGTGGGCGGACGGTATATGCAGTCGGATCTTGATGAAATATTGCGTCCGAAGAAAGAAGACACGCGCTCTTGCGAGGAAATTACAGCTGATATTGTGCGGCGGTGTGGATTGGTGGTGGAAGAATGAATTTACTGGATATTGTGGTGAAGATCACCGCTGATTCATCTGGCGTGGATGATGGCATGGATTCCGCGAAGAAGAAAGTGTCGTCGTGGAAGGATAATGTCGGGAAAGCGGCGAAAACTGCGGCGAAGGGGTTTGCTGTTGCAGCAGCAGCCACGACAGCGGTCATCGCTGGAATTAGTAAGGTTATTGATGCGACGGAGGAATATCGTGTTGCACAGGGCAAACTGAACGCCGCCTTTGAAACTGCCGGATATAGTGCTGAGACGGCACAGGAGGCTTACACTGGCCTTTACAAAATCCTCGGTGACACGGATACCGCCACAGAAACAGCGCAGCTCATGGCGAAACTGGCACGCAACCAAGAAGATTTCGCAACGTGGACGAATATCGCCGCTGGTGTAAACGGCACGTTCGGTGATTCGCTGCCTATCAACGGACTTATTGAGGCCGCAAACGAGACGGCAAAGGTTGGACAGGTTACTGGCGTTCTGGCGGATGCGTTGAACTGGGCCGGTATTTCCGAGGATGACTTCAATGAATCACTTGCGAATTGCTCCGGCGAGGCGGAGCGGAACAGCTTGATCATGAATACCCTTTCCGGTACATATTCCGATGCGGCGGATTCTTTCTACAAAAATAACGAGCAGGTAATCAAATCACGCGAAAATCAGGTGAAGCTGCAGGAATCGACCGCGAAACTCGGCGAGAAGTTCCAAGAACTGAAAAACAATTTCCTCGATAAACTGACCCCAACATTCATAAAGGTTATGGATGCAGGCATGCAGTTTATCGATAAAGTCTCAAAGGCCCTTGACGATTCTGGCCTCATTGAGGCAATCGGATCGATCCTCGAAATTGCAGTTGGATTGCTTGACCCGCTCGCAGATCTGATCGTGACTTTCCTCCCGGCATTGAAGGTTGCTCTTGATCCTGTCGCAAAAGTGCTTGCGTTAATTGCTGATGCTGCGAACGTCGTAGCCGGTATTTTTACATGGGATTTCAACCGGATTGGCACGGCACTCGGTATGAATGTTTCGAAGGGCCAGTTATCTACCTATCAGAAGGTTGTCTATGGAGACACGCTCAAGAGCACGTCTTATAGTGAATCCGCAGGCGGATGGACTGGAACGGGCGGTTATATTGAGGCTGGAACCGGGAAGTATGTGCCTTACTCGGCGAGCAATTCCACGACGAATAATTACAACATCAACATTGATTCGTCAAACGTGCAGCAATTTAACGATGTGGTAAACATCGCGCAAAATCAGCGCAGAACCAGCAGAATGGGAGGCGGCTAATATGGGCTATAAACAGGAGCGCCGCAGAGTGGTTCGGATGGGAGGTGCAACGGGATGAGTACAACGCTAACGCTCCAAGCGGTGCAGTCTGCGGCAACACTGTATTCTCAACCAACGACTACCTTTAACACAGAGACAGAATATTCATCTGATGCGCTTAATAACAGAGCATTTTACAAAATGTATGTCTCATTTCAGCCAATTCCTGCCGCATATCAATTTCAGAAGGTTGAAACAATCGTATCGTATCTGTACTATCGCTCGCTGTATTCTCCCGCTCACACCGAGACCGTCGGAAGCGTTGATCCGATAAGCAAATCATTCGATGCTAGCACATTAAATTACCAAAATGCACCCGGGCGTATAGGCGGCAGTAGTTATTCCCTGTATTTGTATAAAACCGGATATGATTCAAAATCATGGGTTGATGCATTTAATAGTTTTTCTAAAATTTTGAGATGTGGTTTGATGACCGATGTCTCATCATGGTATGCAGTGCAATCATCGAGAAGCGCGAACCCTCCTTACTTGGAGGTCAGTATTGGCGATGAAATTATTGGACTAACAATATCTAATGCTGCACCATCGAACGGGTCAATTGTTGCTGCAAACAGCAATGTATTTTCATGGAAAGAAGCTGCAAGCGGAACCTGCTATGCGGAGATTTCTCGCACGTCTGCAAAGTTCCGCTGGCGCAAATCTGCATCCGACACGGTCAAAGAAATCGACGTGCCCGGCACGGCCACCTCCATCACCATCCCGGCAAATACTTTTTCCGGCGACAGCATCCAGTGGCAGCTCAGCGTGACCGCGAACAGCGGCGTCACCACGACCTCCGATTGGATGACGCTCTCGCTGACCGATGTGGAATCCACAGCCGTTGCGGTTGCTCCTGACCGGGCAGTCCTCGACGGATCGTCCGACAACGTATTCAAATGGGAACATGTCATTTCGACCGGCACGGCCCAAACGAAGGCCGAATTGCAGCAGAGCAAGGACGGCAGCACATGGACGGCGCTGGCAACCGTCACCGGTGCAGCCAACACATGGACGGCTCCTGCCGGGACGTTTACCTCCGGCACAAAATACTGGCGCGTGCGGACGTACAATTCCAAGGGTGCTGCGGGCGCATGGAGCGCTGCCACACAGTTTATTGTGCTGGCTGCCCCTGCAACACCGCCCGTGTCTATCGTGTCCACAGAGCCGCGCCCGGAGATCCGCTGGCAGGCGGATGAACAGCAAGCCTACCAAGTCGAGATCGACGGCGTCTATACCTCCGGTACGCGCTTCGGCACCGGGAAGACGTGGAAGGCACCGTTCTATCTGGCTGACGGCAACTACACCGTTCGCGTCCGTGTGCAGAACGAATACGGATTCTGGTCACCGTGGGGCACGGCGGCGCTTCCGGTCACAAACGTACCGGGCGGCGCGATCACGCTGACGGCAAGTGCCCAAAATGCAGTAACGCTTGCATGGGTGGATTCCGACAACTACGATTTTTACATTGTATATCGGGACGGGACACCGATTGCAAAGGCGGAAGAGCACGGATATGTAGATAACATGGCGATTGGCACCTGCACATATCAGGTGCGCGGCTGCTATTCCGACAACGATTATTACGGCGTTTCTGCCGAAGTCTCTGTCTCGGTCACGCCGGAATACAACGTCTTGTATGATATGGACGCCGGAGAATGGCTGACCATGAAGTACAGCGGCCTGACCAATCAGCCGGTTACTAGAAGTATTAGCCGCTCGATTGCAGAGGTAAGACTTTCCGGGTACACATATCCCGTTGCGGAGCGCAGTAAAGCGAAAACTGCGACCTATGATGGGAATGTCGTATTCTTAAACAGAGACAGCGCCGAGAAGTTCGAGGGCATGATCGGACATCTGGTTTGTTTGAAACTGCATCCGTCGGGAGGCTGCATCGGGTATCTGAATGAGGTTTCGGGAGAGGTCAACCAATACAAGAGCGTGTATTCGTTCATGGTGACACAAATCGAGTACGAGGAGGAGATTGACATTGATTCGTGACATTTTCTTCTCTGTAAATGTTTTGCGGAATGGGGCGCATTATGCGTCCCTCCGCTGGAAACGCGACTCTGCCCCAAATGTATATACGGATAAAAACGCAAAAATCAAATCGAGTTTTGCAGGGACATTTCTTTACGATCCCAATATCAACTATCTATCTGATGAGCTGCAACCCACAATTTCCATCAATGGCGTGGAAAACTCATTGGGAATTTTCCGCATCGCGACGTACAAGGAAACGACCGAAGAAGACGGGCGCTGGGTGTCGATTGAAGCATACGATCGGAGCTGGAAACTGTCCACGATCAAAACGGAAAGCATCAAGCATTTTTCCGCTGGCTCGTCGTACATAACTATCGTCCGGCAAATGCTGACGGAGGCCGGGATTTCCCTTGTGATTGCGACACCATCTGAAGCGACGCTACAAACCGACCGGGAAGACTGGCAAATTGGAACGGACTATCTTACAATCTGTAACGCGCTGCTTGATGAGATCAATTATGATCCCATTTGGTTTGATGCAAACGGTGTGGCTCATGAGACGCCGAGCGCGTCGAATATTGATCACCAGTACAGCACGACAGATATTCGTTTTCGCGCCCCTGTCGGTCTGTCAGCGAGCCAAGAGAACGACTTTTTTGATGCACCGAATGTGTTTGTTGCAATTTGCTCAAACCCGGATTTAGACGCGCCTATGGTCGCCAGAGCAGAGAATGATAATCCATCGAGTTCTATTTCCACGTTCAAGCGTGGCCAGAAGATCACAAAGGTTGTAAAGGTTGATAATATCGCCAGCCAATCTGCGTTGCAGGCGTATGTAGAAAACATCCGCAATCAATCCATGCTCGGCACGAAGACGATCACGTTTCAGTCGTTGGCGGAGCCAGGGCACGGCATCGGGGATGTTATTGCAATCGATCATCCGACCATCGGCGGAATCTACGAAGAAACCGGATGGTATATCGAGCTGAAAGAAGGCAGCATGATGAAGCATACGGCAAAGAGGGCGGTGATTGCATGATTGGCGTGACGAGTTTTTTTGATACAGACGAAACGGCACAGAAGCCACAACCTGAATTTATGCTGGCGACCGTTGGCGCAAAGTATACCGATGGACTGTCGCTGATCTTTGACGGGCAGACGGAGGCAACCGCAAAGCACTATAAATGCAACACGTCCGTTACATTCAGTGCGGGAGATCGAGTTAAAATCTGCCGTGTATCCGGAACCTACATTATCGAGTACGTTGTGGGAAAACCGAAATAAGGAGAAAGAATATGGATTCTGGAATTATCACGATCATTGTAGCGATCCTCGGCTCGTCTGCGCTGACGACCGTCGTGCAGGCAATCGTCAGCGCGGTCCAGAAGAAGAAAGGCAAGGGCGACGCGCAGAGCGCCCACCTGAAGGCGATCGACGAGAAGATCGACAAGATCACGAGATTGCAGGATGAGCAGTATTTAAGCATCCTGCGCCTCACGATCATGTCGGACGAGATGCCCATGTCGGAGCGGCTGATCGCCGGTAAGAAGTATGTCAATCGCGGCGGCAATGGGGACGTGAAGAAAGCACTCCATAAGCTCGAAGAGCAGTGCGAGGCCGGACGGCATGAGGCGGGCTGATGGAGACTTCGAAGAAGCTGCTGATTGGCAGCGCGGCGGCAAGCGTCGCTTGCATTATCCTGAATGTGCTCGGCGTGCTGAGTGTGGAGGTCACGTTGGCAGTCATCGGATTTGCGACGGCGATTGGGATGTTTTACCTGTGGAAGGCCAAGAACGAGAACAGAAGCAAGTATGCGATCAAGTACATCAAGAGTTTACCGGAAACGTATACGGCAGAGGAAAAGGCACGGTTTTTGGAGATCGTGCTCAAGGACTGAAAGGAGAACATAATATGAAAAAACTGTTTATCTCTCAGCCTATGAAGGGCAAGACCAACGAGGAAATTCGGAAAGAGCGTGAAGAAGCGATCTTCTGCGCAAAGGAGCTGATGGGCGATGAAATCGAAGTGATTGATAGCTTCTTTGAAAACGCTCCGGCTGATGCAAGGCCACTGTGGTATCTTGGCGAATCACTGAAACTGCTGTCTACGGCTGACGTTGTGTACTTTGCCACCGGTTGGAAGAACGCCCGCGGCTGCAAGATTGAGCATATCTGCGCGGAGCAGTACGGTATCAACATCGTAGAAGCGTGAAAGGAGTACATAACATGGAAAAAATTATGAAACGGCTGTCGAATCTGCTGAGCGTGAAGTCGCTGGTGACGCTGCTGCTGACGGTGGTGTTTACGGTGCTGGCGCTCCGGGGCGACATCACAGGAAAAGACTTTTTGACGATATTCCTGATGGTCATCACGTTCTATTTCGGGACGCAGAGCCAGAAGGCACAGGACGCGATGGACGCGAAGGGTGACGGCGATGGTACCAATTAAAACGATGCTGGCCCATCGAGCCAACTACGGCACGAAGCGCGGCGGGGCCATTGAGTGGCTGGTCATGCACTACACGGCCAACGACGGAGATTCCGACACCAGCAACGGCAGGTACTTCCAGCAGCCTTTGAATCCGGTCGCCAGCGCGCACTTTTTCGTGGACGATGATTCAATCACGATCTCCGTGCCGGAGGACTATGTAGCCTTCCATTGCGGCGCGTATCACTACACACACCCATTCTGCCGGAACTACAACTCTATTGGCATTGAGATGTGCGATGCGAAGCGTGACGGGAAGGTCATGGCAACAGCAAAGACTATCGCCAATGCCGCAGACCTCGCCGCGATGCTATGCGAAAAGTACAACATCCCGGTCGATCATATCATCCGGCACTACGATGTGACCGGGAAACTCTGCCCAAAGTACTGGGTGGACGATCCGCAGGGCATTGTCAGATTCAGGAACATGGTAAAGGAGAGAATCGAAATGGTGAGTAAATGCAAGATGATCATTGACGGAAAAGAGATCGAGGTCGAACGGATCTTAAAGGATGGGACGAATTATATCAAAATTCGCGACATCGCAAAGGCTCTTGATCTGGATGTGTCGAACAAGGGAAACATTCCCATTTTGAGCAAGAAGGGGTGATTGGATGTCGCCGCAGGCGCGGTATAATCTACCGCCTGAATTATCCAACCTGATGCGTGGGGAAATGGAAACCGTTATTTCCCAAGCAAACCTCGGGCAGGAAAATGAGCGCATTGCACAGCTCTATTACGTCGATAAGCGACCTCAGATTGACGTTGCATCGGAGTTGTATCTCGGGCGAGCCACCGTGCAGCGGCGGCTCCCCGGAATTCTCGACCGAATGCGAAAGACATCTAGCCGACTATATAGTTAAACTCGAAACGGGCGAAAATGATGCACAATCGCGGCACATAAACCCGAAAAACAGCCCATACTGGACACGTTGAGAGGTGTCCGGTATGGGTTTTTCTTTTTACAATCCAAATCCCACGCGGCGTCAGGTTGGGGATTGCCCTGTTCGGGCGATTTGCAAGGCGACCGGTAAATCGTGGGATGAGGTATATGTCGCGCTTGCGCTTCATGGGTTTGAGGTTGGCGATATGCCATCCGCAAACGCTGTTTGGGGAGCGTACCTGAACCAGCTTGGCTATGCCAGGCATGGCGTACCAAGCTCCAACCCGGACACATACACAGTTGCGGAGTTCGCGCGTGACCATCCGATCGGTACATACATTCTTGCGCTTGCAACCCATGTGGTCTGCGTCATGGATGGAGATTGGTTTGACACATGGAACTCCGGAAGCCAAACACCGCTTTATTTTTGGGAAAGGAACGAATCTGAATGTATGGACAGTACCAACCGCCGATGAGCTACCAACCATTTTATCAGCCGCCGATGCAAGACCAGCTCATGCAGCTTCGCCAACAGTATCAACCGCAGCAGCTGCCCCAGCCTATGGCGCAAATGCCGCAGCCTGCCCAGAGCATGATTTGGGTACAGGGTGACGCGGGCGCAAAGAGCTACCTCGTCGCGGCTGGGAACACGGTTCCACTGTGGGATAGCGAGAACCCGTGCATTTATATCAAGAGCGTGGACGCGTCCGGCGTTCCGTCCATGAGGGTTCTGGATTACACGGAGCGCACGGGCGCGAGGACACCAGCACAGCCGATCATACCGGCCAGCGGTGAATTTGTCACCCGAAGAGAGTTTGAAGCGATGGAAGCACGTGTGAACGCGCTGGCGGCTGCTGGCGCGGAGAACAAGAAGGAGGAACACCACAATGCCGAACCCACTGTTTAACGCGCTTGGCGGCGGCAGAGCGCCGCAAATGCCCGGCCAGATGGGGCAGTTTCAGAGAATGATGCAGCAATTCCAGCAATTCAAGGCGAACTTTAATGGCGACCCGAAAGCCGAGGTTGAAAAAATGATGCAATCCGGCAAGCTCACGCAGCAGCAGCTAAACCAGCTGCAGGCCGTTGCGCGGCAGTTTCAGGGTCTTTTGCAATAATCAATCCGTGGCCACGGTTGATAATATATTTTCTTCAAGGAGTACGACAAAATGAGCCTTACCGATGGTACGACTATGACTATGCCGGTAGCACCTACTGGCATGGGCGGCAACGGCTGGGGCGGAGGCTTTGGCGGTCGTGGTTCCGGCGCTGGCGTGGTGGACGGGTATGTTCTCGCGTCTGATTTTTCCAACATCGAGCGGAAAATTGACAGCGTGAACAACGGTGTCTGCGACGGCTTCTACGCCATGAATACCGGTATGCTGAATGGGTTTGCAGGCGTGAACCAGAATATCAGCAACGGTTTCCAGGCGGCAGAGCTTTCCCGGTGCAATCAGCAGGCTGCCTTGATGCAGCAGCTTTTCCAGATGCAGATGGCAAATCAGGAGTGCTGCTGCGAAAACCGCGCCGCTATTCAGGGCGTGAACTACAATCTGGCTACCCAGAGCTGCGAAACCCGGAACACGGTACAGAACACCACCCGAGATATCATCGACGCTATGAACTGTGGTTTCCGCTCCATCGACCAGCGGCTTACCGCACAGGAGCTGGCGGCAAAGGACCAGAAAATCGCCGATCAGAATCAGCAACTGTTCATGGCGCAGCTGGCGGCGAGCCAGAATGCCCAGAACCTGACGATCAAGGGCTACGTAGCTGACCAGTTCGCCTATTACAATCCCC